AAAATGCTGAATCTCTTAGAGATTTGCAATCTCTTTGAGAAATTCAGAGTAAGGAAAACCTTCACCGGGGTCGCGTTTTCGCCCCGGTGAAAGGTTACTGTGCGTTTTTACCGCACGTGGAGTCAGATGGTGCTTATCCAACCACCATCTGACCAGGTCCACTGTGGCATGATACTGTGGCATGGTGTACCAATCGCGCTGCGCGATTGCGCATAGAAAACTGGAGTAGGTATGCAATCCGGGAACCAGAATTTCCACGCCAAGGGATCTGGTATTATGTCCCTTGGCGTGGAACGCCAGGGCATCATCGTCGGCGCACCGGAGGATACACCCTGATGGGTCTATCAGCGCATGTGCGGAGAGTCCTACCGACTTCAGGAAGTCGTATGCCCCCATATCATACGGCTCCGTATCGAGATACTGTGCCATGCTGTGGATCACGATAGTATCGATTCTCCCTGGGCGTTTTCTCCCATTCGCTAGATCGGGCAGTTCCACGATTTCCATTTTTCACCTTCCAACTGTGAGGTCAAATTGACAAACACAAAATACGGGCGGGGCAAGCACCCTAACAGCAGGCGAATAGCCTCAGACGGGACAACCGCTCAGATCAATGTGCGTATCGGTGAGACACTGCTGGCACGCCTCGATTCCTACTGTGCGAAAAATACAGTAAAAAGAGGGACAGCAATCAAAGCGATTCTCGACCGAGCTCTACCAGGATTTTCCGACACCTCCGCAAAGCGCGATTCTTAATCTGTCTCACACGCTCGCGACTGATTTTATGATGTTCCCCAAGGGTGGCAAGAGTCCATGACTCTCCACCCTCAAAGCCGTAGTATTTTCGGAGAACGTCCGCTTCTTTGGGTGGGAGCATGGTTAACAACTTTCCGACATGCTCCCGTTCCTCTGCGACTTCAAGGAGGGTATCTGCAGGTGCAGCATTTCCTGCGTTAAGCCGATTGTACAGGCTCGGCAAGCTCTTTTCGTTTTTCTTCCCGTCAGCCTCTAGGCTCAGATACGTATACCTCATCCTTTTTTTATGTCCAGCTGGCTGGCGTATCAGGTCGTCTCGCGCAAAGTACTCGCCCATGCGCTGCCGTATCCACCATACGGCATAGGTTATAAACCGATAGCCCATTTCGGGATCATACCGTTTCGCTGCCTCATAAAGTCCCAATGTCCCCTGCTGGATTAGGTCCTCCAGAGGCACTGTGCATTTTTCCGAAAATCTCAGCGCCTCTGAGTAGGCGAATCGCAAATTGGACTCGATCAGCATATCTATCGTAGCGGTTTTCTCCTCCTGCCTGCTGAGAACCTTCATTTTTGCGATATCTCGGCTGTATTCGGGCAGGTCACTCATCTCGCTTATCCTCTCTCCTGGTCACCCATAGACAACTCGACCTTTTCAATCTCAAGCCCTTCATATGCAGACATACACACAATACCGCAAGAGATATTGGGTTCATCTTGGTAGTTTCCAACGTCAGGGTCAAGCTCATCCAGGAATACGCGAATTCTTTCGGTACCCTCATACCGCTTGTTTATGGCAACATTTAGCTCCCTTTCAAGCTTTGCCATGCGATCAAATACATCGGGAAAATCCACACGTATCTTATTCCAATAACCACTTTGCCCTTTTACGCATCCGATACAGTTGTTGTTGGTATACCCCATTTTATACATTGTAGGAATCTCTATCCCTGCTTTCCACAGCAGACCCAAGCAGTCTTCTTTGGTCAGCCCTTCCTCGATCAATATCCACTCAGTGATAACTTCAGGGTTTTGTTGGTTAAATCTTGCTGCCCGGTGCTTCTCGTCTATTGTATACCCAAGCATTTGGATATCACCCTCTTCTTCAAACGCGACACGCACAGCACGCTTTAACTCTGAAGTGCAGCGTGCTCCTGCAACGCCCACAAGGTATCTCGTCTTGCTATACACATCCCAAGTATCTTTATACACCGCACTTTTTAATCGTAAAATTGGCACACCAATCCACTGCTCAATGTCTTCAAGAAACCGTAGGTTGTCAGGATGCTCTGTTGTCGATAAATCACAGTATGCTATCACACATTCCTTGCCATATTTTTTCACTGCCATCTTTGCTGTTACAGCAGAGGCTGCACCACACGAAAACCACACCACTTTTCTTGCCATATTGATCACCTCTTCATCCTTTCTCCTATCCACCCTAAACACGGCACAGCTATCGAGTTCCCAATCGCTTTGTATCGTGGTCCATCTGGACACTCTTCTTTGGGCTTGCCTCGCCAGGGTATCTGCGTATAGTTGTCAGGCATACCCATTAACCTTTCACACTCTACGGGGGTTAAGCGTCTGACAATCATACCTTTGGATATTGCGTGTGGCTGATCATATGCCCCCAAGCAAAACGAAGTTTTGCTTGTTACGCTTGCACCACCTTTGTCCCCTTGCATATTTACCATTAATGCTTGCTCCATCGTGCCCTTCATACCTCCTCCTGTTTATTCCATCGAGTCCATCCAGGCATAAAAAGCTTGCATAAGCTCAGGTTCAGTAGGCTCAAATCCGGACGCAAGTAATTGTTTGTAATTTTTGCGTCCTTTTTTGGATAGTCTGGCGGGTGTCTCCTTGCTATCTACAAATCCCTTGTCCACAAGGTCGTTCATTGTTCCCAGCGTAAAAAGGCTAATTTTTTCTGCATGTGACATTGTTTTGATGTTCATAATGGATTCCTTATCTAGTTTTTCTGCATGTGACATTGTTTTGATGCCATCGCCATCGCCATAGCCAATGCCAGTGCCAGGTCATCAAAATGGTTCATTGTATCGCCTCCATGATCTCTTCAAACGTCCCGACAGCCCCGAACTTGTCACAGGTCGCATAGTAGTGACCCGCCTTGTTGTTGTCCGTAGGCTTCCAGACGTAGATGGGTTTGCGGTGGCACATCGTCTTTGCCTGCTCACAGGCTTTTATATGCTTACAGCGATACACACCCCCAACTTTCCAATGTGCCTTCCAGGTGAACTTATAAGCCTCACAGGTGCATGATGGATTTCTCAGATCAAGTTTATACATTTTCAAAACCCTCCGAAGAGCCATCGCCATAGCCAATGCCAGAGCCATCGCCATCGCCATCGCCAGAGCCATCGCCAGTGCCATAGCCATAGCCAGTGCCATTGCCATTGCCATTGCCATTGCCATCGCCATAGCCAGTGCCATAGCCAGTGCCATCGCCATAGCCATTGCCATTGCCATAGCCATCGCCATCGCCAGTGCCAGTGCCATCGCCATAGCCATTGCCATTGCCAGAGCCATAGCCATAGCCAGAGCCATAGCCATCGCCATCGCCATAGCCATCAGCGATTATTGCTCCCATACAGGCACCTCTGAAATGTTTTTTCGCGCAAGCTCAGTGCATCTGATAATCTCGATGGCTCCCAACAGTCGCACCTCGTCTACTTCACAGGGAAACTTGCATTCGCCAAAACGCTTCACCCCTTCCATAGCCAATTGGGACAACGACGAAGCACCAGACCAATACCAAAGTCTACGCACAGAAACCATGACGACCTCATCACCGTCTTTCTCCTTTAAATACCCTGCAAATACGCCAGCATCTCGTGTCCTCACAATCACATACCTCATATCATTCGTATCACAGTATTTATGCTGTGATCCACTGCCCTTCAACACATACACTTCGCCATTTATGATTACCTCATCCATTTTTCTCTCCTTTCCAATCTTCCCTGTTCATTCTGTTTCAATCCTCTCTCCTATCCACCGCAGACCAGGCACTACAATGCTGTTGCCAATCGCTTTGTATCGTGGTCCATCTGGACAATCTTCTTTGGGCTTGCCTCGCCACGGTATCTGCGTATAGTTGTCAGGCATACCCATAAGCCTCTCGCATTCTACAGGCGTTAGTCTGCGTACTACCATATCGTTCAACATAACTCCTGCATCATCATAACAATCAAGTGTCACCGATTTTTCATTCTGCAATGCTGAGTGTCTTTGAAAATTATAGCCCACTGCGTGATGGTGAGCCTTTGAAAGTGTGTTCAAAGACTCACCATCATTTCTTATGCCCATATCAGAGTGGGCATCGCTACGCCCTAATGCATTCATCGTATCTATGGGATAACAAGCCACCGCTTGCCCTCCCTGCGCCTCAAGGGGCAAGGACTTGCCCCTTATGCTTACTGGCGTTTGTCGTGCGTGGAAGCCTACCAGATCGACATCTGCCTGTTTTGCATTTTCTGCTCTCACCACACCTGCCTGGTCAGAGGACACATAACGCGACCTGCCGTCAGCACGAAAGGCGTTGCCCTTGCCACTGCCGTTGCAACTCTCGCCCCCGTTTGCATACTGAGCAACCATCGGCTCACGTTGCCCCCGTTCCTGGGCATCTAATGGTCCCATTAGATCCCTTCTTGCGTTCTGCTGCCCATCAAGACCAATGCATTCTCCAACGCCTCTGGCAGTTTCTTCCCCCTCTTCTTTGCCCTTCTCAAGATGCCCTGACACGCTGTCGGGCTTAAATAGTATTTCTGATGGGCTGAAGTCTCCAGAATGTCCGACAACCGCGAAGACCCTACGCCTTCGTTGGGGGACTCCGAAATGTTGAGCATCCTTAACAGTCCACGCTGCGACTCCTTCTGGTCCAGACACCATACCCGCGTTTGTCCACCTGCCCCCATGCGTTGTGAGGGGATGCCTTTCTCCCACCATTTCTGCGAGAAAGCAACCGAAGGCGTTATCGGGGGTGTTGAGAACCCCTGGGACGTTTTCCCAAACGGCATATCGAGTGCCAACTGTTCGTAGCTCATCCCATAACCTCGCAAACATCAGGGTTAGATTGCCTCTCTCGTCTTCAAGAGATTGTCGTTGTCCTGCCACGCTGAATGCTTGGCAAGGCGTACCGCCAAACAAGATGTCTGGAGGGTGATCGATCATATACTGCCACGACTCTTTGCTTGTAAAGTCTCCCAGATTTGGCACATCGGGATAGTGGTGCTTTAATACTGCCGATGGGAATGCTTCGATCTCAGAAAACCATAATGGTTGCCATCCCAACGGCAGCCATGCCAAACTCGGTGCCTCTATGCCACTGCATATTGATCCGTATGTTAGCATCCCTCTCCTTCTTTCAGTCATTTTCCCCACTCTAATGCTGACGCCTCTGCCTTCTCTGCGCGTTCACGTTGTTCGTGCATTGCATGAGATGTCTCAACATTAACACCCTCAAGCCACTTGTTCCTGTCAACAATAGGGCGCACCAAGTCGATGATTGCGTCAACTTTGAGGAAGTCAGGCTTTCCACCGCACACACTCAGCACTCTGTCAATGCTCTCGCGCAATGAAGTCAGCGATGCAGTATCAGAAACCTCATCTCCATCGCCTGCCTTCTGCTCTAATACCTCGATCCGCTCAATACAACGCTTCAAGGCAACCGCTGATACCTTCATGCCTAAACCTCCCTCATGATGGGCACATGCAAGAACATGTGGCACGTATGTTAGCATCCCTCTCCTTCTTTCAGTCATTTTCTCCCCTTTTCATCCAAAAAGGGGAGCATCTCCTGCGAGTCATCACGTGGCTTCTCTTTTTCGGTCAAAATCTTTTTTCTCGTGCAGTGACCTGGTTTTTTTTTTGCAGTGATCTGGTTTTTTTCGATCCGCAGGTAGGTCTGTACTGCGAACCTGGCGCGACTGTCCCAGCTATCCACAATCTTCCGGTATAGCCCCTTCTCCTGGGGCATTCCTTTTATTTTTCTGACTCTGATTTCCCCTCGCGCAGTAAATGTGTCGTATCCTCCCATTCTGAGGCGCTCGATATCTGCCATCGCCCATTGTATATCCCAGGCTCTACGCTCTTTTTTGTTCATTGATTTTCCTCACAGTGACTACGGTGCGCTCCAGGGGCTCTATCGTGCGCTGTATGCGCAGATCGTCGATCACTGCATCATCGGTATAGACCACCCCGTTCATCGCGTCACAGACCGCCTTTGCGTGGTTGTCGAGATCTCCCCGTTTTTTCTTCTGGATGACCTCTATAATCACCTCCACCGATCCGTCTATCCGATGAACTCGGTTTTTTTTCATCGCGAGAAATGCATGATCGCGTATGGTATTCTCGTGCCTCCGCGTCCGCACAGGCGTGTATGTCCCGTACTTTCCCACCCTCGCCCGAGCCTTTGGCACTGGCGCGCCCGGCACAACAAACTCAACCTCGGAGCAGGTGCGTGAGCGGTCGGAAGTACTTCGCTTCGCAGACATATCGATTTCCGTATCCGTAATCTTTGATTTTGTGTTTCTGCCGAAAAATTTCGGCAGGCAAATACCCCACTACCTCCACTGTCCGACAGTCAATTTTCCAGCAAAGCACATTGATATCCTTCACGCCCCGATCATCACTATTGATTAGGGCGAAATCCCACCCTGTCCGGGTGGTTTTAACGCTGACCGTTTTGCCTCTATAGCTCAAGTCCACCCCACCATCCCCCCGATCAAAGATCCTGGAATCGATCGAAACTCCGAGCAGTAGCGCAGTGGCACACTCTCCCATGATCCCCATCTCGCAGATGCTCAGATCCGAAAGATGCGGATTGATTTTTTTCGATACAATCCTTTTATTTTTTTTGTTTTTCTGAATCTCCTCAGCGAGGGAGGAGATTTTCCCGTATTCCTGGTCATCAAAAACGATAGAAATAATCATTTTTGACTATAATCAAATTCATGTGTGCATTTCGGACATCGCACATACCGCACCGGAGATGGCTTCCGTTGATGCACCGCCATCTCCGGTGCGTAGATTTCGTATATATCTGATACGGTATTCCCCCCCAGAAGACCCTGTATAATCTCCTCTGCCTCATCGACATCGTCAGGGATATCGTAGAGCTCGTCCAGGATCGTATAGGGGATATCCCCCAATCTTTCCTGGTCTATGCAGAGCACGGAGTGCCACTGATACGCACGCACACGCCTATGTGCAGTGCGATAATCCACATTGAGATGGTCAATACAAAACTGTTTCCACGTCTGCCCATATTGGATATGAGCATCGCAGTCTCTTAGGGAAGCGATATACGCCCCCTGTACAATCGCTGACGAGTCTATTGTCTTCTCCAGGTCGATCACCTGGGTGATCGAATCTATGATCGCGTTTTGCTGCATCCGAACCTCTTCCGTGAACGCATTCATTTGTCTCCTCCGAAAAAGTCTGACCAGCCAGTTGCGACAAAGGCAACATCAGCTCGCGCAGCAACCCACCGACTTTCGCCCATCTTGTAGATGGACCACTCTTTTACTGCACCTCGATTCTGCACAGAATCGAGGTGCTTGCACGTTTTTTTACTGTCCGAACGGGCATAGGTATACGCAGGGCAGGAACACCACCGTTTGCTTTTATCTATGCGGTATCTCATGCAATGCACGAACAACGCCCTTTGGGATCGCCCAGGTCGGCAACTGTGGAGGGTTTTTTATTCTACCCCTCTCGTCCAGTTCACACCACGTAGAGGGGAGGTAATAGAGATACCTACCGATTCCCCATCGGGATGCAGCACGACAAAATGCCCGAGAGATACCGCCCTTCTCGGCTTCTATGGCAGTGTCTCCACTGCCATCACACTTCGTGATCCACTCCCCAGTCGGCTGGAGTCCTGGGGGGTCGGCAGGAGTCCTGGGCATACGTATACTGAGCCGGCAGATGATTCTGCCGAGTACTTCGGCATACTCATCCTGCCACCCATCGATACCGCACACCTGATCCAACCTCCCCATCACATCCCGAGCATCGATATAGGCGAGAGCCAATCCTCTTTTTCTCGCCTGATCCGTCGATCCCACCCTCCATTTGATATTCCTGATATCAAATGGAGATCGCAAGATCTCCATAAGTTCTGTGATTTCCTCTGTCATATTCTAACCCTTTTTTTGGTGCCCTCGCCGACATGGGAGGGTTACAGCGACGATCATTCTTCTTGAATGAAATTCGCCGTATGTCAGCGAGGGACTTGATTTTTTTTGAGGGGGGAACGAGGGCTTTCCCCTCAGTCGCTCCCTATGTCGACTGATCACCCTTTCCCCCCAGATAAAGAATAGACACTCTCCCCCGTGCTGTCAGTCTTTGGGAAGTCACTCGCTGTGACGTATAAAGACTGCGCTATGCCTATCCTCTATTTGATGTACGGACACCCTCGAACTTTTTTTTTGAGGGGGTGTGTCCCCACATCAAAATGTTCTTGCCACAGATAGTCGTAGAGTCGGTCGATGTTCCGCTCTACGTTTTTCAGGGGTCGTCCTCTGTAGACGACTCCCATTATCACTGGCTCTGGGGGATACCCCGGATCGAAGTTTGTCGGACTTGATCCAGGGGTCACCAAAAACTCTATGGTAATCTCATCATACCCCACAGGCATCGATAAGGAAAAATTCCTTATCATTTTTAATCCCCCACTAACAGGATGATAACCCATAAAAACAAAAAAACATAACGAATCACGGCAGTATCCGACCCCTTGATTCAATCGCATCGCACGCACTCATGATCGCCTCTTCGTGCGACTGGGAAATCAGAGAAGCGATACCAGCGCTGAAAGATCGTTCTCCCCAAACTTTCGTGACAAAATGAGCAATCGCCTCATCGGCGATTATCTCCATCTCCTCTCTGTATATGTTGCAGGGATCAACACGGTCAACTTTCATTACGCCACCTCCCTTTCGACATGCCAGTCACGGTATGCATCAATCGCATCAGCGATTTCCAGTATGGTGTGGGTGTATTCCATACCCCCAGGTATCCACCCATTTTCTGTCGCTCGGTTGATGATCTTCTCTGCGATCAATACCTCAGTCGGGGTGACCGTAAACGAGGACCCGATCTTGTTCAGCAAAGCGATATCCTTCTCGATTCTCTTCATCCTAACCCTCCTTGGGTGACAGAAGTGTCACCCTTTTGTGTGTGTTATCGGGTGACACTTCTGTCACCCGATAGAATAATTATACGTATTATCCGATTCCAAGTCAAGCTAAATCGACGTGGAGGTTTACCAATTGAACAGTGCTCAAAATTGGATAACTGGAGCACTATTCAATTGACCCAACTCCAAATTAGATCAGGTATCGAACATCCCTCCCCTATAGCATAGGCACAAAAAAAAGACGCGGTGCTCGCCGTCAACGAACACACCGCGTCTACTTTCATAAAGACACGGACACATGACGCGCCTTTTATTGTTCCCAATATTTAACAAATTTCCCATGCGTGGTCAAGCATTTTTTTTAGGCAACACCTCAGTGCGTACCCAACTAAGGTGGTAATTTGGCGTATGAACCAAGACCAAAGGCTGACTGAACCAAACTCATCGATTAGGGGAAGTGGTTGCCCCCCTATAGTCCCCCCACTGGTGCCAGCAGCGGAGGGCTTCCCCTGAACCGATTGAGATGGACGAGCCGAGCCTTTTTTCAATACCGCACTTAACCGCCCAAGCCGATTGAGCAGGTGCGCAGGTACCGTACTACGGGTCGGTATGCACTACCGACTTTCCATTACTGACGATTTTACTGCAAAAAAAACCCCCGATGCTTTTGGCTTGCGACCAGAGAGTGCATCGGGGTAAAACGCGTTATTTTTTTAACAATAATTGGCTCAACTTCTGATCGCAAGTGTAACTATAATAGTCAACATCCTAAAACAAGGCAAGGAAAAAAAGGAGAAAATCTATTGATCGGGGATTCTTATCTGTAATTCTTTGACTTCTCAAGTCAAAGATCTTATATTAAAATCACTCCTAGTTTTTCAGTGTGTGTGTGAACACAAGGGTTTTGTCTCCTTTAAACCCTTGTGTTTTTTTAGTGCCACTCAGGCACCACTATTTTCTGTTTTTCTGAGTATGCCTCGCGGGTTGCTCGCAAGATCTCAAAATCTTTCTCCTTTTTCCCACCCTCATATTCCCACGCATACCCTTCCTCAATTATTTTCTCATTGAGACTGACTGTATCATCGTCGAGGTACAGCCACCCCAGCAGTCGCCCGTATTTCCCCGCAGATCGATCTTTTTCGGTACGGATGACCAAAGTCGCATCCCCACGCGAAACGCCCTGTAAACGCGACTGCATCCACTCTGTAGCCTCTATACCCAGAGCTTTCTCTTCGAGGTCACGCGTGCGCTTCTCCGGAGTGTCTACGCCAGCTACCCTGACGCGCTCGCGTTTTAGGATGTCAAAGCCGAGGTCAAAGACCACATCAATCGTATCGCCATCGACTATCCTGGTGATATCTACCACGCGAAAATTGTAACAGGATATCCTATTTGGAGGCTTCATCGGCTCGCCAGATCAAGCAGCCAGATGAAAAAAATTATGGGCGCACACGCCACGATCCACCAAAATACTCCTGTGGGTTTTTTCGATATTTTCACAGGCGGTGCCTTTCTCTCTGGGCGCGTACGCGGCAGTCCCAGATGGATATCGGTTTTATCTGCCATTTTTCTTTGACACAACCTTTTTTAATCCACTCACGACAATGTCAAAAACAATATCGTCCTTGTCTGTCGGCGTCAGTTTTACAACCTTCTCGGCGACATAAAAAACTGCCAGCAGCGTGCCCCAATTGTCGCTCAAAAATGCTATAATGCCTTCCATTATTTCGCCCCCTGCTTCTTAGGATCGGACTTCAAATCTTCTTCTATGCTGCCCAACATCTCGTTATACGCGCTGACCTGTCCCTGCAAATTTGCCCATACAGCATCTGCCTGTGCCAATACGCTCAGGCGCTGTTGCGACTGCTCTTGCAGTTCTTCGATCTTCGCAGCTATGTCTTCTCGATTCATTTCCCCCCCCCATTAATGTGACTCATATTTTTTCTGTTGGTATTTTATGATCGGACCAAGGATCGCATTCAAAAAATTTGACATTGCGACAAATATGCTTAATTCTCCTGCCCCCCATGCTGCCATGAGCGTCATCGGCAGTGACAGACAATTTGTTATGATGTGATCCCATGCGCTCTCCTTGACTCTTTTCTTACCGATGCGGTCAATCGTCCCTCTTTTTTTTCTGGGCACCTTCATCAGTTTATGTCGCGCACCCATCGCCTCGCCGTGCTCGAAATCGATCTGCCTCAGAATGCCCACGACCTCCTTCGTAGGCATGACCATTTTTCCGACATATTTCGATAATCCGTGCTTATCAAACAGATTTTTCTCTTCGTACGAGAGAGCCATTGTGCCCCTCTTTTCGACAGGGTAAGGAACGACATCTACCGATTTACTGGACCTGCTGTCAAGTAATTCATATTTAAGCAGGTCAATCTCCCGGTCGATCTATTTTCAACCTGTCGGCAACCACGACCATAAACTCATTCATATGATTGAGCTTATTTCCTGTGGACATTTGAATATCGCCATGACGAATGACGTTTTTTTCCATTTTAATTACCGCCTCATTCACCAAAGAGAGATGTTCACTGATCTTGACCAGTTCAGGCACAACAAGATGCTCGATGGGGGTCTTGACCCCCTCATTGCCATTCCTTTTGTCATTTACCCACTTGAATATCTGGGGGGCATAAATAATTCCTGCACAAATCACGACACCTTGCATAACCGGAGGTAATCCCGTGATAAATGCGATGATAGGTTCAACCATCAGATCATATCCTTAACTTTGTAACCGATAGCGATCACTTTCAACTCGTCCCTCCCGTCTGGCTGCTAAATTTTTACCCTGCTTTACCTGCGGTGATTGCTGTGGCTTTCTGTGCATCCGTCAGTGCATCAAATTCGCACTGACGCTTGTTCTCTAAATTGCGTTGGGCAATGAAGTTGATCTGATACTGGCAAAACTCTGCCACGGTTTGCCCCTCTGCCAATGGCAAAACTGCTGCCTGTTCATCTGTTACTGTGATACTGATTTTCGCCATTTTATACTCCTTATGTCAGCGCAGCATATGCCCACGCATTGCTTACGTGATCGTAGAGGTAAATCCTGTTATTTGTGGTATCGTGGCATATCGCAGAAAGGTTGGAGTTGTCTGTCGGCGTACCACTTGGCGCACCTGCCATTGATGGGATATATAAGAAACCATCAGAAGCACTTGTAGCAATAGCAGCAGTGCCAATTATAACACTGCCCGCAGCGTCGATGGTTAGTGCTTGCGTGAAGGGTACGTTGGTTCCAGCATCGCCAGAGGCAGCCACTCTAAATACGTGTTCACCGTTAAGCATATAATAGTTAGCTGCTTCGTCTGTGGAGATGTATTTGATATTTACGCCATCAAAATATGCATTGTTATATATTGCTGTTGTGTTTCCAGCAGCAGCAGTAGTGTTTGAAACGATGCTGCCATTGCCACCAATGTTAAATGCTGTGTAGTTCGCCCAGTGACTGTGCGAAGTCGAAATCCCTAAGTTGAGATGTCCACTGGCATCTACTCTCACACGCTCCGTGCCACCTGTTGTCACTGTGATAATATCAGAGCCCTCAAATGTGATATTGCTATTTGCGTCCGAATCACCCACGATACTGTCTACATCTATCTGTCCCACATTGGTGATATTCCCATCGCTGACATTCAAGCTGTCAACAGTTGTTGCACCAAAATCTGCTGTCCCTGTAGAGGTTAAATTTTCATTGCCAAAACTAATTGCACCGCTTGAGTCTGTGATACTACCATCACTAAGCGTCATCACCGTTGCACCCGTTAAGGCTAAACTCGCAGCAGTGCCGTTATAACTCAGTCGCATACGCTCTGCTGCTGTCTCTGACTCCGCAACTGCAAATACCAAGTCCGTATCATTATTTGTTGCGGTAAAAGTATCATCTGCTTCTGCCCATATACTCGCACCAACAAGGATAGCGTCTGTGCCATCGCTTTCAAGAGGGGCAGAGAAGTCTATCCTTCCAAGAATATCACCATCCACTACGGTAAGCTCCGCAGTTTCAAGACTGATTGCCCCTGCTCCGGCGGCAGTAGCTCCCCTGACATCAAGAGCATTGGCATCCTCATCCCAGAGCATGTATGCTCCAGCAGCAGCGCCGAACATTTGCACGTCATGCCCTGTATCATTAACTCCTACAGTGATGCCCCCGTTGACCTGAACGACTCCTAAACCCACTGCATTTGGCTCTATGACGAGGTTGGTAGCATCGTAATAGATCTCCGCATCAGATCCTGTGCCGAAGAGTGCCTTGACGTTATCATTGAAGGTTTTTGCAGCAGTAAGGGTCTGTGCTGTATCTGCCACCATGATGGCATCAGCGCTTGTCTTATCGACATTTGCGCTGTCAAGAGCTCCGTTGACAAGTCCCAGAACCGTTGTCCAGTTGCTGTTCCAGTTTGCTGCTGTAGGAATTGATCCTGCTACAAAGCTATATGTCTGTGATATTGTCCCCATAGTAATTACTCCTGAAAAGGTCTACTTCCCCTCGATGATATGCCTAATAAATCTTCGAGGGACCTGTTTTCTTCTCTTTGTCTTGCCCGTTCCACAGTCCCAACTGTTTTCGGAACACCGCTTAAAACTGCTGATCCTCTAAGCTCTTCTAATTTCCCCAAAAATTTCTTGTATTGTTCTTTTCCCAGCAGGCGTGAAACGAAAGAAATGGAGCGCGGTGATGCCCCGGCACCAAAAACAAGAACAGCAAGCCCTGTTGCCGGGACAGGAAGGTAAACAGTGCCTAAAACGCCTCCCAACACAGCACCTGCTTGAAGTGCTTTAGACTCCCAACCCTTACCAGTCCTTGGTCGGGTCATCTCTCCCAAAACCCAGGGAAGGAGTGTCCCGTTCATTTCTGAATCCAACTGTTTTATTAATTCCAATTTATCGTTGACAGTAATACCTTTAGCCTCAAAAGGTTCCGTCAATTTTTTAAACAGGTTTTCTGCGGATTCTGATCCTGTTATAGAAAACTGTTTCTGAAGATCTGATATATTATCTCTGGTCTTCTTGTGGCTGTTGTTGAGCTCTTTGAGTGGGTCAGAGGCATCTCCGAGGACCTCCCCAATTTGATCAACAGTTTTCGCAAGGATCTTATCACCAAAAGATGCCATGCCAATATCTGGGGATTCAGATAAGGACTTGATTCTCTGGAAGGAGAGATGAACATCTTTTACTGTTCCCCCCGAGGCTTCCAGTCGATTCATCTCGTCGACAATTTTTCTTACGATCCGCTCATCCCCCGTGACCAAAGAGGGAAAATCACCGAAAGCAGGATATTCGGAAGCATCGAAAGGTCGGTGAGCGTCAATCCATGCACCCGCTTCTTTTTCAGTCATTTCTGTAAAAGACTTATCTGGCAGATCTTCCTTGCGTTGCGGCTTTAATGTTACCTTAAAGGAATTCTCCAACTCGTTTCTGACTTGTTTGACCAACCTTGGAACATCGACCTGCTCCATTCCCCCTGTGCCTTCAATGATTTGATCAAGCCGTTCCCCATACACATCATTAGAGTCTATAAGCTTTTGGTGCATATGGTCATCTACCCTAATTTTTATATCTTCCCTCAGCGACCCCTCCCCTGCCTGCACGCGTCTTACTATTTCGGCTCCTTCTGGGGTCTTCTGTGCCTTTTCCAGCCCTCTATACACCTCTTTCGCTCCACCCTTGGAACCCAAGCCGACATTAGCCAGCGCATCAAGAAGCCCTATCCCTACCCCTTCTGCGCCAGATCGTATGCCCGAACCTATCCCTGATAACCAGGGAAATTTTTCCTGTATTATTTTAGGTAAATTTACTCCCTGGCGTGCAAGTATATCACGCGCTCTCGCATCTGCGAGAAAATGTTCCGGGAGGTAATGAAATGTTGGGTCAACTCTCTCCGCATCTGGCGTCTGTCGAGTTAATTGGGGAGGTGCAACATCTGCGCCCTTACGCAGAAGCCCACGGAAAGGAATATCCATCCCCATGCCCAACCAGTCGCCCTCTCGGGTTCTTTTTCCAAAATCCAATGTTCCTGCCAGCATCTGTCGCACTATCTCAGGCTTGCTAAATGCCGTAATAATATTCTCTGCTGTCTGAATAGGAGAAACAGCCGCCTGTACCAATCCAGACACCGTCTGCCCAGCTTGTCCCAAAGCAGACGGTGCTCCTTGTTCAATGTCTGCCACTGTTGGTAAAATTGTCCCTTGACCAATTGATCTTCCTATATCGCCAAGCCCCTTGAGAGTGCCCTCTGCAACAGCACCTGGAATGCTCAAAACCCTTCTTTGAGCCTCAGCCATCTTTTCCGAAAATGTCGGTGCTGCATAAATTGCTCCAATGTCGCGCACATTTTCAGGAAACCCTGGCTCTGGCTGGGGAGTAGGAGCCCCTGATGGTTTCTGCCCAGCAGCGTTGAGAGCTTCGACTTTTTCCTCTGGTGTCAACGCTCTGGAGATACCTCTCTCTTGCATGAAGCGATTGTAAGCATCTGCCTTAAAAATTTCTTGTTCTTGTGGTGTCAGAAGTTCCATTATTTAACTACCTCATACTGTCCTGTGTCGGGATTGAACTGTGTCGTCCCTGCTGGCATACCATCTAAGTTTCGTTTGTTTGATTCTAATTTAGACGGTGGCATAAGAAGATCCCAAGCTTTATCTGGAACTGCAAGACTGCCGTACTGAGAAATTAGTCCTCGTCTATATATAGATTTTGCTTCTGCGCCAAATGCGCTCCCCACTGCTCGTATGCGCTGAACGAAAGCAGCAGGAGTCAAGGTGATATCTCCAACAAGATTTCTGTAAAATTCTTGTTCCGTTTCAGTCATCGCAGCGCCTGACTGTAATCGTCCTATGGTGTCTTTTTGAACGCCCAAATCCACCAAAAAGTCCTGCATTCCTTTCATCGAAGCCCAATTGTGTTCCCCAGTTGCTTGTGCGGTCCATTGACTCAGTCGCCCGGCTAAAGGACCCATTGTTTTCAAAATGTTAGGATTAGCTCGAAGTTTTTCTTCTATTTCATCCATAGCGCGCTTTATTCCCCAAGCTCTCAGCGCCCTTGTCTCTAGCTCATTCCCCAGATCCATACCTGCTACTAAGCCCGTTGAGATCGCGACATCAAGCCGTTCTTCTTGCTCCGGACTGAGACCATTTGGAAATTCTGCCTTCACTTGCCCTTCAATTTGATATAAATTTTTTCCGCCTGAACTTGCATCCCGCAAAAGCGCGTTAAATTTCAGGTTTTCCGCATCGACACGTGCCGTTTCTGCTGCCTGTATACCTTTCAATTCATCTAAACGTCTATTCAGTCGCTGGGACAACAATCCATCGGAATACTCCGATCTGTTCAGTACATCTAAAATCCTTGGGATATCTCTAATTTGTTTGTTTGGATCCTCTGTCAGATCTTTACGAAGCACTTCTTTCGCGTTAGCGAGAGTCTCAGGAATCGGCAGGGTTACTCTCACTCCAAATGGATCAGCAGGGGGTGTCGTTTCCGTAGGGGGTGTCGTAAACCCTAGAGTCTTCTCGGAATATCCCAGGGGATCAGCAGGGGGTGTCGTTTCCGTAGGGGGTGTCGTTTCCGTCCCCGTTGGAAGACCCTCTTCGCTCAATTCCCGTGCCTTCCTGCGCAACTCCTGCTTGAATTTAGGATATAGGTCTGGAATAAAAGGCTTCCACTTTTCAAGTACATCGTCTCTGGCTTCAATGTCATCTTCTCTGTACGTGTAAAACTCATTTTCAAACAATTTTCCATAATGTTCTTCTCGGTTTTGATATCTACCAGGAGGAGGTGGACTAAAAGAGGTAGAACCTGTTTCTACTAGCGAAGAAACAGGTTCTACGCTAGTAGAAACAGGAGGAGGCTTAGGAGTCAAATCAGATAAAATATCTGATGGTGGTTGACCTGGTATTTTATCGATGTCTGGGGGGGTGCGTCCCAGACCCAATTTCTCGTTGAGACGCTCTGTGAGCTCTTCTATTTGTCTAAAATAATCCAATCGGGCAGCGCTGTTTTCTGGGTACGCGGAAGCTGTTTGCCTGAGATCTTGCAGCATCGAGCGAATTCTATCTATTTCCAATTGTTCATCAAGCTTTTTCTGCTTACGTTGCTGCTCTGCCACTTCTCCGGCACCAGAGATTGTGCCTCCGAGAATATCTAAAAAACTTGCCATCACCTGCTCCTTTTACATTTTGGCGACGAATCTCCATCGAATTGATAGATTGGGATATATACCCGAATTAGAATGGCAACCACCCCTTCATCTTGTCCCACCCAATGGCATTTCCAATATTGTAAATCCCTTTAAATACATCTTTGGCTTTATTCCATGTACCCTGCGACTCCTCCATGCCAAGTTCCCTGTTCGCTATATCTATCTGATGTTTCAGCAGATCGGTTCTCGCCTGAGCCTCTTTAGATCTAACATCCAATCCGCGCAATCCGAGCAAGCGATCTAGTGATTGTCTGCCACCCTGGATCTGTCCTGTCAGGTCTAAATCTCCTACGCCGAGCCTGAACTGTCCCTGTCTCTGCCCCAAGCCAAGAGCGCGATCCCAGAGGGTATCTCTGCGTAATTGCTGATTTGCCAGTAAATTCATCCGCTCGCGATTCTGTCTTTCTCCCAGATCTCCCAAAACTCCAGCAGTATCGCCACCTCGCAAGATCCCTAACCGGTCCAACTCTAACATCGATTGAGCTTTATCCGCTGCCTGTTGTTTTTTAAGATCAGCGAGTTCAAGGTCTGATACCCCAGAAAAAGCATCTGTATCGAGAAGATTCATAAGACTGTCTTGAACTTTTTTGTAGATCACAGGTTCTTTCAAATCTACACCAAAAGTCGGGCTCGTCACCCCTAATAAATCGTCGATACTTTTTCCATATCCATACATATTTTCATCTCCTGGTGGCTTTTTCAATGGTCCACCTTGATCAGGGTCTCCTGTTCCGTTAGCATCGTAGCGGGGAAACGTATCAAAAAACCACGCCAACCACGGTGGTATAGCGTCAGGATCACCTCCGGGTGGTGGTGGATCACCTCCGGGTGGTGGTGGATCACCTCCGGGTGGTGGTGGATCACCTCCGGGTGGTGGTGGATCACCTCCGGGTGG